CCGTAAGGGCCCCGTACTTGTGCGTCTCAATGACGTGCACCGTATATGGAAGAATAGGACAGTCACGTGTCAACCTTACCAGCCCTCATCTATGATGCGGGTTTCGAAGATAAGTATCATGAAGGGGCCGTGGATGAAACCACTCCCTGGAATGAACACCCTTCTTCGTTTGTGGTAAGAGGCTGGATGGAAAACGCATCTCTCAACAATAGTTGGTATGCGTTTAAACCCATCCACGGTATTTATGATCTGGGTTCCAATTGGAAAGCAGTCAAAAGTACCTTTAAGCCTGATCCCCACGGAATCATTAAAATTACCACCAGAGATGGTGAGAATTTTCCTGTACTCCGTAGGTATCGTGGACCATTAGTAGTAGACGAGGGGTCCCTAATCCCGCCAGGATATTTTCAAGGCCTGGCGAATGATTTGGGCTCCACCGATCACGAAATGGATGTGTTCGGTGCAGATGCGTTTACACGCATGCGTCCTACTAACCCTATTTCTGATTTGCCCACAGCCATTGGGGAGCTCCTCACCGAGGGGCTTCCAAATGCAATCGGATCTTCAATCCTTAGTCGGCGCAGGATATCTCCCTCTATTGTTAGTGGGGAATATCTGAACGTCGTCTTCGGGTTGCAGCCGTTGCTGCGGGACCTGGCAAAGTTTCAGTATGCCTTAAACAACGCGCAAGCGTTGATTAATAGACATGCTGAATTGTCAGGCAAGGTAATCAGAAAGAGGTGGACTGGACCTGCCGAAATGACCACCGTAGTTAAAGACTTCGAGGGGGGGAATCACTTGTCGCCGATCAAATGGTCGGTTATAAGTGGTCACCTTCACGAAGTCGCTGGTGGTAGTTACGGCACGAGACACGATATTACGACCGTCGTTAAAGAACGATGGGCGGAATCGGCATTTCGCTTTGAATTCCCCCCTCTCGGGGTGAATGGCGATATGGCGTCCACATTGCAGAGAGAAATAGCAGAAATGCGACATCTCTACGGAGGTTTGAACCTCTCGACTGCGTGGAATCTTATCCCGTATTCATGGGCCGCCGACTGGTTTACGAATGCAGGTGGGGTTTTGACTAACCTGTCTGCATTTGCCAGCGAAGGCCTGTCCATGCCGTGGGGTTACGTAATGGAACAACTTACCATTAACGAAAACCGCACAGTACTTGGCGCCAGAGTCGGGCACACGCTCGATGGAAGCGACAATCTTCCCTCAGCTATAACAACTGAGATTGGCGTCGTTGTAAAACGACGTCGGAAGATGGACCCATATGCGTTCGGCCTTGACGAAAACTTATCATTAAGTGGTCGCCAATGGACGATTCTAGGTGCACTTGGTTTATCCAGGTTCATCTAGGGGTACTGCTGCATATGTGTGTAGCAGTTCCTTGTTACACCGACTGATCGAAAGTTTCGATCAGTCAAATGCAAAGGAACAGCATGGCCCTGCCCGACCCAATCCCCACAATGACGGTAGCCACCGTTCCGTACGACCTGTTTCGTACCGGTTTTGGAGATGCTGATAGCACCTACAAGACCGCTAACGGACAGAACGTACTCACGGTGTCCCATCAGTCCAAGAATCGCAACCGTACTATCGTTCGGCTCGACCGCAGTAAGATCGCGGCCAACCCGTTCGATGCGGAGATCAACCAGGCTTATACCTTCTCGACCTATCAGGTCTTTGATTGGCCTAAGCTTGGCGTCACTCCTACGGAGATGAAGGATCTCGCTGCCCTGCATGGAACTTTCCTTGCATTGGGCGGCGCGACCCCGTATCTGCAGCGTATTCTTCAGGGGGAGATCTAACGAGTCGAGGCTCCTGGCACGTAAGTGCTTGGAGGGATTGGAACTCTGACAAAGAGTCCCCATCCTTCATCGCCTACGTTGTTATTTGTACAGCAATAGCGACAGGATCGTTCATTCTGATCTTAGTCATTATTGTTGTCTGATTTCAACGGGGCGATGACCTCATTCGAGCATCTGCTCGTTTCGTTAGATTCGGTCACTGAGTGGTAAGGGCTATAGGATCCATATCCTCCAATATGAAAGGAGGAGGGATGAAAAGCCTATTGCTCCTTTGGCAAAGAACTGCGGCAGATGCCGGAGTTCAGTGCCGCACAAGCACCATCCGCGATTGCAAAACAATCGCGGAACGTTTTGAACATGAAGGCCAAGGTCTTTTTACCTTGGCCCTGCCTGAAATAGGAAAAGAGTTTGAAAAAGCTCTTGACTTAGGACAGGTAACCGACGACCTTCTATCCCTTACAGGATCGAGGGCAAGATTTCCCTTGTTTTTAAGGAATCTCTTTCGGCTCGTGTTCGAACGTAGTGGTGTTCGGTTGCTCGACAATCCTTCACCGGATGCCATCCAAGCCATACGTCAACTCACGTTGATGTTTGGTAAGGTTAATCTCCCTTGTAGCGATACAAGGGTGACTAAGGCATTCGAGAGTTTCGTCGAGTGTGAACAATCACTCCGGGATGCTGTTTACGTTCCCAGTTCCGATAATTATCGGGATTTAGAACGTATCAGCTCCATGCTATTTGGTGATATCTTTTCTGCTATAGACCGAGAGGTCTACAACGGTGAGATAACGCCTCGGCATGGTCCAGGTGCGACTGCTGATAAACTTACCGGAAACGGTAAATATCAGCAACGCGAGTGGACTCAAAGATTGGAAACGATTTTCTCTGCTTATGAGAATCTCATCCCCAATCTTCGATACTCCACTAGCCTAGACAAGCTGGTGTGGTTGGATCCCGGCAACGAAAGGCCTGTGAGGGTCATATCGGTGCCTAAAACGATGAAAACACCACGGATCATAGCCATCGAACCTACCTGCATGCAATATATGCAGCAGGGGCTGATGGAAAGATTCGTATCGTATCTCGAATCCAACGAGGTTGGTCAAACAACTAACCTCGTTCGAGATATGGTCGGTTTCACGGACCAGACTCCTAACCAGAATCTGGCTCGTGAGGGTTCCCTTTGTGGGAACCTAGCTACGCTTGATTTAAGCGAAGCTTCGGACCGTGTTTCCATTCGGCTCGTACAGCAGATCTTCATGAACTATGGTCACCTCTTAGAGGCGATCTTAGCTACGAGATCTACTAGAGCAGACGTTCCTGGTTTCGGGGTTCTCCCCCTAACCAAGTTCGCGTCTATGGGATCAGCTTTGACGTTTCCAATTGAAGAATGCGTGTTTTTAAGCGCAATCTTTTACGGGATCGAATCAAAGCTCAACCGACACCTTACTCGGAAGGATATTGCATCCTTTCGTGGCAAGGTGCGCGTCTATGGGGACGATTTGGTTGTCCCTATAGAATTTGTGCCAGCCGTTGTATCCGCTTTGGAACTCTTTGGTTTCAAAGTGAACCACAATAAATCTTTCTGGACCGGAAGGTTCAGAGAGAGTTGTGGGAAGGAGTATTATGATGGGCACGATGTTAGTATCTTTCGTGTTCGTCATTTGCTCCCTCTGCAACGGACAGACGTTCCAGAACTCTTATCTACCATATCCCTTCGTAACCAAGCTTACAAGCAAGGTTATTGGGGGACAGCTAGATACCTCGACGAAATCCTCGAAGGTTTGATACCCTTCCCGAACGTCGCTGAGACGAGTGCTGTGCAAGGCAGGCTAACTTTCCTAGGCTATGCCGAAGAAAGTTTTGACCCCGTTCTGCAACGCCCCATGGTTAGGGGTGTTACAGTACGGACTCGAATTCCACTTTCAATGGTGGAAGACGAGTTCGCTTTGCTTAAATGTCTGCTGAAGCGTGGGGTTGATCCCTACGCCGATGTTCGGCATTTAGAACGTCAAGGACGTCCTGATACCGTCGGCATAAAGATCAGGAAGACCTGCCCCTTTTGATTCATGGGCAGGAGGTTCTTAATTGAACCTGGTGAGAGAATAGAACGTGTATTCTAT